ATAATGGTAAGGCTATGCAGTTCATCTTCACTGGCCGTATGGAGGCCGCTTATCACGAGCCTGGTACTCCGATCCTGGGCAGTGGTGATCCTCCGGTGGCAGATAAGACTATCGTCTGTGATGACCTTCTCATCAGCTCTGCATTCGTGTATGACCTGGATGAGACCCTTGCTCACTACTCGCTGCGAAGCGAGATCGCTAAGAAGATCGGCTACGCTCTTGCTGAGAGCTATGACAAAAAGATCTTCCGTCAGATCGCTAAAGCTGCTCGTGAAGCTCACCCCATCACTGCTGCCCCTGGCCCTGAGCCCGGCGGTTCTGTGATCCAACTGGGTGTGCAGAAGGAGTATGATGCTCAATCCCTGGTTGATGCCTTCTTTGAAGCTGCTTCGATCATGGATGAGAAGAACCTGCCCAAGCAGGGTCGCACTGCTGTGCTGGCTCCTCGTCAGTACTACGCACTTGTGTCGCAAGTCGACAGCAACATCCTCAACCGTGACTATGGTAACACCAACGGTAACCTGCAGTCTGGTGAGGGCCTGTATGAGATCGCTGGTATCTCTATCAAGCGTTCCAACAACCTGCCTTTCCTGGCTGGTTCTGTGTCGTCTGTTCCTGGTGAGAACAACAACTACTCCGGTGACTTCAGCACCCACTGCGGTCTGATCTACTACAAGGATGCTGCTGGTGTTGTGGAAGCTATTGCTCCCTCCGTGCAGACCACTTCTGGTGATGTCTCCGTGATGTATCAAGGTGACCTGATCGTGGGTCGTCTGGCTATGGGCTGCGGCACTCTGAACCCCGCTGCTGCTATTGAGCTGCAGTCGGCTCGCTCCTGATAATAGGGAGGCAATCTAGTGGCTATTACTCCCGGCACTTCTGAAGTTGTAAAGATTCCTGCTACGCAGATCTTTAGTTCCAGTAGCTCTGTTGCCTCCTACACCCTGAACCCCTGTTCTCCTCTTGAGGCAGGGCGTTTGGTTGTAGGTAACGGTGTGCAGGATCGTGGAACAATTGGCTCTTCTATTTCTGGAGCAACCGCTTCGTAACTCAATCTAGGATAAACAATGTCTATCACTCTTAATGGCAATATCGGTGCTGTGTATCAGCCTGATATGATGCAACTGGCTAATGTTGTTGATGCTAACCAAGTTGTTAACAACAGCTCAACTCTGGTTGATGTTCCTCAACTGAGCCTCAACGTTGCTGCGAATGAGCGCGTGCTCTTCCGTCTCAACCTGTTCTATAACACTGCTACTGGTGCTGACTTCAAGTATCAAGTGGCTGTGCCTACCAGCCCTACCCTGTACCGTCAGCTGACTGAAGGTATGGCTCCTGATGACACTGCAGTTGACCTGGCTATTGCCACGTCTTCTGCTGCTGTGTCTATCCTTGGTGCTGCCAACACTAACGGTTTCCTGCGTGTTACTGGTGTGCTGGTGAATGGTTCTACTGCTGGTACTATCCAGTTTAAGTTCGCACAAGATGCAGCTACTGCTAGCGATACTACTGTCTATGCTGGTTCTTTCCTTGAATATCGGAAATACTGATCATGGCTAACATCTCTCAAGCTGCTGGTGGTAGCGGTGTAAGTGGTCGTGGTGCTCCTGGCGCTGTGACTGGTGCTTACGATCCCGCCTACACTGCTAATGGTAACCTGGCTGTGGCTGGCTCTAATGCCGTCCGTCGCTCTGTTTCCCAGACTAGCGGCTCTGCCGTTTCCAAGGTGTTCTCTATCACCTCTGGTTTCCGCACTGCCTATGCTGGTGTGGAAGTTGATTCTCCTGCACTTGATGCTACCCGCACTGGTGCTTAATTAGTTCTATTAGGGGTCCTTCGGGGTCCCTTTTTTTTAATTTACTTATAACGTTATCGTTATGCCATTACCCAATAACGCTCAGGCTGAGCTACAGGCTGTTAATGAAATTCTGGCGTCTATTGGTCAGGCGCCTGTTACCACCATTGAGGCACAGACCATCACATATGAGGATGGGTCTACTGCCGAAGCTGTAATCAACCCGGAAGTTGCAATCGCTTACGAGACCCTACTACAAGTCTCACGGGAGGTACAGGCGGAGGGGTGGACATTCAATAAAGAATTTGAATATACACTTACTCCTGATGCTAACGGCTACCTATCTATTACAGGTAGCATGTTGCAAGTTGATTTAAGTGATACTATTGCTAATGATGGATTTGATACTGTCATTAGGAATGGTCGACTATATGATAAAATCGAACACACTGATGTTTGGGATACTACTCAGACCTATGATGTCGATGTAGTTTGGTATTATGACTTTGCTGATCTACCGCAAGTCTTTAAGGATTACATCACAGCACGGGCTGCTACGCGATGTGCAATCAGATTGATTGGTGATGTGAATCTTACCCAAGCACTACCTTCTTTTGAAACATGGCGTAGGTCCAATTGCATTGAGTATGAGTGCAATGAGGGTGACTACA